CATCATTAATCATAGCACAAGCAATCGTAGAATCTAATTTTGGTACTTCAAGATTTGCTAGAGAAGGTAATAATTTATTTGGAATTAGAGTTTGGTCTAAAGAAGGTATGTTGCCACTTAATCAAGACCCATCAATAAATTGGCGAGTAAAAACATACAAAACTAAATGCCAGTCAGTTAAAAGCTATATACTGACAATTAACGAAAATCACCATTATCAAGAATTTAGACAAATACGTCAAAGAACAAAAGACCCAATGAAACTAGCAGATGCTTTAGATAATTTTAGCACTAGCAAAGAATACGCAAATCATGTTAAGCAGATATTAATTAAATACAAAGGCAAGATATGATTAAAATACTAATGAAAATTAATAGCTTTTTAGATAGTATTATTTGGAAGCATTTTAACAAACTTAGAAACAAAAGATTAAAAAATGGCAAATGAAACTACATCATCAACTTTAGCAGTTCTAATTAAAAACAAAATGAGAGTTAAAGGAACTTATAGAGTTTATGGCACTAAAAAACCAAAGAGAAAAAAGAAATGAAAAAACCAATCTGGGAAACTAAAAGACCACCTAACTTAGGAAGTCCAAAATCTTTTAACAAAAAAAGCAAAGCTTATAAAACTGCAAGACGATCAGCAGGTCAAAAATTCGGCAAGAAAAACAGCTTTGTTAAAAACCTTTACATAGCAAAGAAGCTTAAATCAAAATGACTTATTTCTTTGTGTGCCTAGCATTGTTAATAGCGATATTAGCTTTTGTTATTATTATAATTAAAATCTGTAAATGAACTTACCTAACGAGATAGTCTTTGGAAGCAGACTGATTAAGTTAGACTACATTGAGCATGAAGTAGCATCTAAGAAAAACATTTTCGGTGAATTTGAAACAAGCAAAAACCTTATGACCATAGACAAATCACTAGACCCTATTGAGATGAGCAATACCTTACTTCACGAGATATTCCATTTATTACATGATGAATACAAAATAGAGTTACCAGCAAAAGCAGAAGAAATAACTTGTAATTCACTAGCTAATGGAATCTGTCATGTACTTTATCAAAACCAGAATCTATTAGAGTTTCTTTACAAATCACTTAAAAGATAATAATAGTCCAAATAACGAACATAATCGGTTAATATGGGCAAAGATATACTAGTAATAGATTCTAATAAATTAGGTAAACAAAGATTTGAGTTTACTCCTAAGGTTTTACAGCAAATTCAAGACTTAGCTAGTTATATGTGTACTAAGGAAGAAGTGGCAAATATAGTTGGTTGTCATAGAGCAACATTATATAAACACCCAGAAGCATTAGAAGCATACGATAGAGGGGTTAATGTCGCTAAGCAAAAAATTAGAAAAACCCAATTTGATATTGCTACTAAACTAAATTCCAGTATTATGGCTATGTGGTTGGGCAAAGTTTATCTTGGACAAACCGACAAGATACAAAACACAGACGACAATGTTCCTTTGCCAATCTATGACATAGTAGAACACGAAGAACCAAAAGAAGTTATTGAATTGAAGGTAGAAGATGGCAAGTAAATGCGTATTTTGTAACAAAGAAATAACAAACAAGTTAGAGCAACATATTAAAGCTTGTAATAACTGTACTGTATTATTGCTTATGAAAAGACATAACCTAACTATTAGAAAACCAAAAGCTATAACTATTAACACAAAGAAAAATGAAAAAGTTTAGTCTATTAAGTTCTGACAAGAATCCTAAAGGTGGTTTATCATCATCTGGTAGAGCAAGATACAACAGGGCAACAGGCAGTAATCTAAGACCACCAGTTAAATCAAGACCAGATACTTTAACTGAATATAGACGCAAAGGTTCATTCTTAGTTAGAATGGGAAGTAGTCAGGGTAGATTGTTTGATGCTAAAGGACGCAAGACAAGATTAAAACTAAGCTTAGAAGCTTGGGGCTATAAAGGCAAAAGCAAATCTGAAGCAGTAGCTTTAGGCAGAAGATATTTGAGGGCATATCAGAATAAGAAAAAGTAGTGGAATATTTTGCTATATTTTTCTTGCTGATATTTAATGGGCAGGAATATAGACCAATATTTTTAAAGATGGAAAATAATAGAACATTCCCATCTTTAGAAGATTGTATTAATTTTGCTGATAAACAAGCAGACTTAATTGTAGAAAGTTTAAACGAACAAGGTATAGTATATAAGGATTTGATATTCAAATGTGTGGAAGAAAAAAGCCAAAAAGCATGATTGATAGAAAAATGCGAGGAAGCCATGATCTTGAAGTAAGATTGTATGAAGCATTAAAACAAGCTGATCTAAACCAAGAAGAAATACAAAGATTAAACTTAATCATTAAAAAGTTAGAAGAAGATTTAGAGAACGCACATAAATCAGTAAACTAATGCCATTTAGTAAACCACAACTAGATGTCTATACTTGTCCAAATAGATTCAGAGTTTTAATTACTGGAAGAAGATTCGGCAAGACACACTTAGCTATGTACGAACTATTAAGGTTTGCCAGTCGTAAACCCAATTCTAAGATATTCTATGTAGCACCAACTTACAGAATGAGTAAGGAGATTATGTGGAAACAAATCAAAAAACTTACAACTGAAAAGAGATGGATTAAATATGCCAATGAAACAGAACTATCATTAATACTTAGGAATGGTTCTCAGATAAGTTTAAAAGGTGCTGACAAATCACCAGACAATTTAAGAGGAGTTGGATTGGATTTCCTACTGTTAGATGAGTATGCAGATATACCAGTTGAAGCTTGGACAGAAGTTCTACGACCAACAATCTCAGATAAGCACGTAACAGGAAATGTATTATTTATAGGAACACCTAGAGGTTATGGTAACTGGTCTTATGACATATACCAGAAGGGTTTAGGTTCTGACCCTGAGTGGAAGTCATTTAAGTTTACAACATTAGATGGTGGTCAAGTAGATCAAGAAGAAATTAGACAAGCCATGAATGATTTAGATGAACGTACATTTAGACAAGAATACTTAGCATCATTTGAAACATACTCAGGAGTTGTTTATTATAACTTTAGTAGAGATGAGAATGTTAAAGAATGTAAATATGATAAAGATGCTATGATTCATATTGGTTTGGACTTTAACATAGACCCAATGAGTGCTTGTTTATTCCATGTTAAGAATGGGGTAGCAGAAATCTTTGATGAGATAGTTATTTATAGTTCTAATACTGATGAATTTATTGATGAACTATTTAGTAGATACCCCAAACAAAAGATGATTGTTTATCCTGACCCAGCTTCAAGACAACGTAAAACTTCAGCAGGTGGTAGAACTGATTTAACTATATTGCAAAATGCTGGATTAAATGTTAAGTGTAAATCTACTCATGCTTTAGTGAGAGATAGAATTAATTCTGTTAATAGTAAACTAAAGTCATTTGAAGGAAAAAGAAGTATTTTTATTAATCCTTCTTGCAAAACACTTATAAATTCTTTAATGAAACAAGTTTATAAGGAAAACACAACGCAACCAGAAAAAGGTAACGGATACGATCACATGACTGACGCACTAGGATACGCAATAGAATACTTATTCCCAATCACATCTAACTTACCTAAATCACAACCTAAAAGATTTTCATAATGCCATACACAAGACAAGAAATAGAAAACCAACATCAGCATTACAAAGGTATGATGCCAAGATGGGAATACTTCATCAGATCATATTTAGGTGGCAAAGAATACCAAGACGGAAAATACTTACAACCTTACCAATTAGAATTTGAAAACGAATATTACAAAAGAATCCAATACACAGCTTTAGATAATCATTGTAGAAATGTTATAGATATTTATTCTTCATTTTTATTTAGAGTAGAACCAACAAGACAACTAGGTTCATTACAAGACGATTTATCAGTAGAACAATTTTTAGATGATGCAGATTTAGAAGGTAGATCATTTGATGCTCTTATGAGAGAAGCACAAAGATTTGCTTCTGTGTATGGGCATATCTGGTTACTACTAGACAAGCCATCAACAAACGTGATGACAAGAGCAGAAGAATTAAATCAAGGTATAAGACCATACATCAACATCTATACTCCTGAGAATGTCTTAGACTGGAACTATTGCAGAAGTGGTGCAGGATATTACTATTTAGATTATTTAAAAATTAGAGAATCTTCTAATGATGATGGAGATTATTACAAGTTATGGTTTGTAGATAAAATTGATACAGTATTTATTTCAAACAAAAATAGAGATGAACCAAAACTTATTGAATCAGTTCCAAATCCAATAGGAAAAATACCAGCTATTATTTTATATAATCAAAGAAGTCCAATGCGAGGTCTTGGTGTATCTGATTTAACTGATGTCGCTGATTTACAAAAAGCAATCTATAATGAATTTTCTGAGATTGAACAAATTATAAGACTTTCAAATCACCCATCATTAGTTAAAACAAAAGATACTGATGCTGGTGCAGGTGCAGGTTCTATAATTGAAATTCCTGAAAACCTAGATGCAAATTTAAAACCATATATCTTACAACCAAACGGAAGTAATTTAGATAGTGTACTAAAAGCAATCAACTGCAAAGTAGAAGCAATCAATCGTTTATCTCATGTAGGAACTATTAGAGCAACTTCTGAGAGAGTACAATCTGGTATAGCTTTAAGAACTGAATTTGAATTATTAAATGCAAGACTATCTGAGAAATCTAAATTAATGGAACTTGCTGAAGAACAAATTTGGAGATTATTTGCTGATTGGCAAGAGACAGTATTTGATGGTGAAGTTGAATATCCTGAATCATTTGACATTAGAGACTGGGCTACTGATCTTGAACTATTACAATCTGCAAAAGCTTCTAATATTAAATCAGCTACATTTGCTAAAGAGATTGATAAACAAATTGCTAAAACAGTTATTGATGATGATATGACATTAGAACAAATCAA